ATATATTAATAAGAAGAACCTTACTCCTGAGTATATAGAGAGCTTAGAGAGTACATATCATGGGCAGCAGAAAGATCGTTATCTTTTAGGTAAGTGGTCAGCATTTGAGGGATTGGTTTATCCTGATTATGCTGATGACATACATATGATATCTAAAGAGCAAGCAGATGATTACTTGGAGAAACTTATCTCTAAACATGTTGTTGTTCAAGCTATTGAAGGTTACGATTTTGGTCTTGTCAGTCCTTCTTGTTATCTACTTGGCTTTAAGGATGATAGAGGGCGCGTTATTCTCATCGATGGATACTACAGACCGAACTTTAATGTATTCAACCAACCGGAGTTAATTAAGGAAATAAGGGCTAACTATTACGGTAGGCTAGAGTTTGATGAAGCAATATATGCCGATCCCGCTTGTTTCCGCAAACAAGTCATTTCGGGGTATAAGTCTACCGGCGATACGATTGCCAATATCTTCCGCGATGCTGATATACGGATGCGTCCGGCATCTAACGATATCAATGCTGGCATCGCAAAGGTATCTGCTTATCTCAATGGTTCTAGATCAACACCCAGCCCGTTCCATGACAATCTTCCACAAGGGCCGATGTTGTTTGCGACGACGCAGTTGGACTTTTGGCACAATGAGATGACTAATTACTTTTGGAAGCGTAATCCACAGAATAGTTTTATAGATGAGCCGTTGGATAGAGATGATCATGCGATGGATGCTACTAAGTATCTGATTGCTAAGTTACCTGATCCGAGTGAGATGGTAGTGCCAACGAGTGCTAAAGAGCCGCCTTGGATGTTCTGGCATGAGATGGGTGATAAGGAAGAAGCGTAGTTATTCTTTAACTTAAAGATGGGATTGCTCAAATGTCGAACGTTGATCTGCAAGATGCGGCGTTAACCTCGCAGAACCCAAGGGATGCAATACTGAGCAATCTTGGTGAGAGTGTTCCACAGAAGGATACGACTAAAGAACAGCCGATGTACCGCATCTATGCGGATAGTAAGATACCGATAAGTCGTGCTGTTGGAAGTGTGATGAAGACTAAGCATAATGCCGCAAGGACAGCGTATACTTTTGTCTATGAGAGCTGGAACGAAGTATTTAGGTACTATAATCACGACCAGATTAAGTCGCACAGCACGACTAGAGGATTGTTCAAACGTGGGGATGTTACAGAGAATGTACTCTATTCGAACATCAACACGATGCTTCCAGCTATTTATAGTAAGAACCCAGACATCTCTGTTAGTGTGCTTAGTTCCGGTAAAGAGCCGTTCCAGAAGGCATTGCAGGCATTACTTAATAGATTGATTAGGATGAAGGCTGCTCCAGGGATCAATTTGAAGATGAAGGCTAAAAGGGCAGCTATGTTTGCCGAATTGTGCAATCTAGGCGTGTTAAAGCTAGACTTTATATCTAAGGCTGAAAGTAGAGATCTTGCACTACAGCAGATGGCTGAGATCAAGACTAAGCTGGCTAAAGCTAAGAAAAGTAATGAAGTGGAGCAGTTGTATGGTCAACTTGCAGCTCTGGAGGCTCAAGTGGAGACAAGAGAACCATCGGGCTTCAAAGCGTGGGCACCTTTACCGCATGACATTATCATTGACCCATATGCAGTTGAGCCGGATGGAAGCGATGCTGAGTGGGTCATGGAACACACTTTCCTACCCACACAATATCTTAATGCGCGCTTTGCTCAACCGGGCAAAGGAGATAAGAAGGACAGTTCGGTATTAGTGTATAAGCCAACACATAAGGCGAGCTTCGATGCGAAGAATGGTAATCGCGATGATGGCATGGGACTGGTTATGGAGGCTATCACCGGCGAGACTTCTGTACCGACGGATTATACTGATCAAGAACGGCTCTCTTATATGTACCGATATTATACCGAAGTGGTATGGGTTTGGGATAAGACGAGTAGGCGGATACTTCTCTTCGATTTTAACGATTGGACTTGGCCTATTTGGGTTTGGGATGACTATCTCAATCTCACGCGCTTCTTCCCATACTTCTTTATGCAGTTCTCGTTATCTACAGGTGGTATGGTTAGCGTTGGGGCCGCTTCGTATTACTTGGATCAGCAAGATATCATCAATGAAATCAATAGAAAGCTTGCCAGAATAAGGACTAGTGTATTTGATTTTATCTTCTATAATAGTAATGTGATAAGTAAGGATGAGATCGAGAAGGTAGTTAAGGCGCTTAGAGGGGAGACGCCTAGTGGTAAGCGAATACTTGGAATTAAGGCAGAGCCGGGACAGAAGCTTAGTGACCTTATTGAAGCAATGGGATGGCCGGGAGGAAAAGAGATCATTGCCCTATTTGATAAGGGAGATACTTATGCAGCGATTGATCGTATCTCTGCTACATCCGATGCACTTAGAGGGGCGCAATTCAAGGCGAACACGACACAAGATGCTGTTCAAGCTTATGTCGATGCTACAAGGATCAGAGTTGGAGCGAAGACAGATGTTATTGAGGATGCTATCGCGGACTTCGCTGTCGCTGTAGCTGAGATATCGGTGCAGGTATTTGATAAGGTAACGGTAGCAGGATTGATAGGAGAAGAGCTTGCACAAGGTTGGGAGAACCTCACACCAGCTGATTTACACGCGCAGTATACGGTGTCGGTTGTTGCTGGAAGCATTGAGAAGCCAACCAGTGTTTTCAAGAAGAAGGAAGCAGTTGAGATTGTTCAATCTATCGGCCAATTTAGTAAGGTGGCCCCAGGTGCAACGCTACTCATCATACTTCGTGTACTTCAAAGTGCTTTCACCGAAGTAGTGATTAAACCGGAAGAGTGGAAGATACTGGAACAGGCTGTGATGCAGGGTACACAGCCTATGGGTGGTGCGCCGGGTGGTCCTCCGGGAGCTGGTGGTGGAAATCCAGACCAGATGAAGCAAATGCTTATGCAGTTGCCAGCTAGTGTGAAGATGAGTGCAATGCAGATGCAGCAACAGGGAGTTAGCCCACAGGATATAATGACATTCTTGCAGAACGCGATACAGAAGAATAGCGGTGGTGCTCCAGCAGCACCTTTACCTCCTGGGGGCGGCGTAGCCGCTCCTCAACCTCAACCTCAAGGAGCGCCAAATGGCGGGCAGGCCGGGACAGTTCAGTGAAGAAGGTGGTGATGTTAGAGAACAAGTACAGGAGACGTTTGCCGATGACTTCACCGATAATGGGGATCAAGGTGAAGGAGATGATGGAGGAGACGATAGCCAAGGAGAAGGCGAAGGGGACACTACAAGAGAAACTGAGGGTGATGTCGAAGGCTTACCGAACTTCGAACAGTTTCTTAGAGATACGGAAGTAAAGGATAATAGGAAGCCAGCTAAAGATGGTCAGCAACAAGAAGAACAGCCAAGAACTAGACCTGATCGATATGAACAGGATCAACGAGGTAATGTTATTGATCCTCGCACGGGGAAGGTACTTGCTAGAGCAGGTGCGGAAGCACGGCTCTACATGGACTCCAGACGAGCGAAAATGGATGCTTTCCAAGCTGGTAGAGAACGCGACGAGCTTAGAGGACATCTACAACAAGCTGTTGGCTTCATCCAACAGTACAGGTCGCAGTTAGCAGGTATAAGAGAGGCTAACTCTCAGGCTGAGAGACTTGGAGTAAGTCCATCTGAGATCAGTCAGGGTGTAGAGTTTATAGCTAGACTGAAGAAGGGGGGTACAGAGGGCATACAGGCGATTAAAGAAATATTGACCAGAGCCGCCGCTGCTGGTATGGACGTACAATCTTTAGGTGTAGGTGCTGGTGGTATCGATGTTAAAGCGATCATCGATCAAATCCGGCAAGAGTTCGCACCAATTCGATCAGGCTTTGAGCAGGCGAGGTTAAGTGCTTCTCAGCAGGAGCAAGAACAGATTAGGCGTCAGAATGCCTATAATAATGCTGCTGAGATCACTTATAGCTTCTTCGCACAGAACGAAGATGCTTTACCGTATGCTCCAGTAATCGAGAAAGCCCTGCGTGACCCTCGCTATCGTGGTTGGACGATACGCGAAGTGTGGCAGCAGCTCCAACTTCACCTTGCTAAGAGAGCCGGTAACGGTTCTGCTAACGGCCAGGGTAATCACCGAGGGATGGAAATCCCTCGTGGTGGTAGAAATCCAAGTGGTGGACAGATTGATCAAGAGCCGCTGGCTCATCCTGATCAGTCGTTTGCGGACTTGGTGAACCAAATTCTGGACGAGCATGGGATGCAATAGCGTTCCATTATCTTTAACTTAAAGATAAAGAGGTGAAGTCAAATGGCAGGCACTGTCACAGGTCTTGATACTATCATCAATTCGATGCTTACTAGGAGCCGTGCTAAGCTGATCATGGCATCAGCTATTAGTGCGACTGTCAGTGCGTATCTACATGCTAAGAACCGGGTTATCATTGAGGATGGTGGTAGGGATATCAGTAATCCTCTGATTGTGGGACTGAACCCCAACGTAACTAGTATGCAATACTACGATCCGGTTCCCGTTAACCAGACCAATGAGTTCACAACTGTTAACTATAGTATGAGCCGAGTTGTGGGTTCGTTGATCATCTCAGATCAGGAAGAAGATGAAAACCAAGGCCGCGCAGCGATATTTAAGATCCTCACAGGCAAGATTACTGCACTTGAGGAGAGTATTAAGAGACAGTTTGCTACCTATCACACCTCAGTTGGTGTCGGAACTGATCCAAACGGACTTGGCAATCTCATCCCGTCTGATCCTACAACTGGTAGCGTCGGCGGCATCTCGCTCGCTGCTGAAAGTCAATGGCGGTCCAGTGCGTACAACTTTGCTGGTGGACTGAATACTGAGAATATTGAGGAAGCTTTCGATGACATTATCGAACTTGATCTCAATCGAGACGGAGAGAAGCCGAGCTGCATCTTTGCCGGACGAAACATCTATCGAATACATAAAGGTGCTGCCAGAGATAAGCAGCAGATCGCTCTTGGGGCAACTGGTACCGGGAAAGCACTCGTCAATCTTGGTATCGTCGGGACCACACACAATGGCATCCC